GGTGAGGTTAAAACACAAATTCTTACGTTTCCATTAAAAGATATGGAACTTGTACCACTGCAAGAACGGGTCACCACCAACATCACTACCACCTTTGGTGTACCACGGACCATGCTAGAAGCAAGTGCAGCAAACTATGCCACTGCTGATAGTGATCGCCAATCATTTTGGCGCGAAACTATTGTGCCACGTCTATCATTTTACCAACGTGTGCTGAATCAGCAGGTATTTGCACCACTGAAATACACGATGCATTTCACACCAGAAGTATTAGACGTGTTTCAGACTGATGAAGCACAGCGAGCAGGCAGCCTACTGCAATTGGTGCAGGCTGGTGTACCACTGGCCAGTGCAATGAAGATTCTAGGGTATGACAACATCGATGAAGCAGTAGGCATGCCACCAACAATCACCGGCCCTGATGTAACAGGAGTGAATGTTGATACAGGTACAGAAGTTATTGATGCATCACTAAACGAAATCAAAACAGTGCAGGCCAGCAGGCTGGCAGACTTGGAAGCATACGAACGCAAGTCACTGAAACGCTACAAAACCAAAGGCACTGCAGCAGTAACGTTTGAATCAGACGTATTGCCACGCTACATGACTGATTACATTTATGCAGAACTCAAAAGCGTAAAAAAAAAGAGTGATATAGGCCACGTGTTTCACTTTATAAAGGCACTCACATTGGCTGATCTCACACCAGCTGAACGCAAGGTATACAACGCCATTGCAAGTAAGCTGGCAGCGCGGAGTGATAAGAATGCAGAAGCAATTGCACGTGGTGACTATACGGCCATTGACGCTGATTTGCGTGGTGTGCTAACAGACAATGTTGCACAGCTGGTACTAGATGCAGGTGCACAGCGCATACGCACCATACCTGGCATGGCTGATGTAGTAGGAGATGAGATTATCAAACAAGGTATTGCCAATCAGGCAAATACCTACATCGATCAGTATTGGAATCCATTTTTAAATGATTTATCAGATACAGAACGCGATTACATCAGCAAGGTAATCACCAACGCACAAACCACAGTAGGCATTACGGTTGGTGATATTCGCAATCAATTAGCCATGTTTGGCGATTTGCGTGCACAACGTATCGCATTCACTGAACCTACCAGAGCAGCAGCACAGCAAACGTTTGCTATTCAGAACCAAGCGTTAAATGCTGGCATCAATACCACTATGATTTGGATTGCAGAAAATGACACAACCATCTGTGATGACTGCAAAGATTATGATGGATTGCTGCAGGCACAATGGCCAATAGAAGTAACAGCAGGACCACCAGCACACGTGAATTGCAGGTGTGCTATTGGGTTGGTATTAGTGGAATCACCAATTGTAGATGCAGGTGAATAGATGGCATTTAGCATTGAAGTACAGAACGCCACACTGCATTTAATCGAGAAGGTCAGGCAGTTACAACAGGATGTATTGCCAGTGGTGGCAGGCCTTGCAGTAACTGAATTAATCCTGAACGATCCACCACCGCCAGCACGTGGCAGTGCACCTGGATTTGTCAGTGATAGGCAGCGCAAATTTGTTATGGCAGGGTATCGAAAAGGCACTATACAAATACCCTATGTACGCGGCCGTGGTGCAGGCAAATCACAGAAACTGAATAGGTCATACCTGGTACTACGTGGCACCATTGCAGAGTCACAAGTAGTAAGCACTGCCAGCTATGCACAGTATGTGATTGGCAATAAGCAGGCACCAATACATCAGGGCCGTTGGTTGACCACTGATGAAATAGCACGACGTATGGAAGATAGTGGCAAAATTAAATCAGTGGTAGATCAGGCCGTAAAAGATGCATTTTCATAGTGCTACACTAGCAAAGGATTGCACATGGCAGATACGTACAGACCACCAGCAGACGTGGCACGCAATGCACAAATGGCCCTCGATGTACGCGAATCCAAACCTGCAAGTGCACGTGGCATGACGTTGGTAGGCCTTGCACGTGCAAGGCAATTGGCGAATAGGGAACCTGTATCACTTGAAACCATACAGCGCATGGCATCGTATTTTGCACGCCATGCAGTGGATAAACAGGGCAGCACGTGGGCTGATCAGGGCCGTGGCTGGCAGGCATGGCATGGTTGGGGTGGTGATGCAGGTATGGATTGGGTGCAATCTATTTTGAAGGAGAATGAACAGATGGAAGTAAAAGCAGGTAGCAGACACAGCGCAGCGGATATGAAACGCATACGCGAAGCACGACGCATGGCAGAAGGCATCAAGGCATACATGGTAGAACTTGGCGATGATATGCAAGATGATGATGATGATGATACCGAAATGAAATCTATGCATGATATGGGTGATGAATTCAACACACGCCAGCGCATGATTGTTTCTGCACTCGTAGAAGTGACACACGAAGCAGGACGGTTTGACACATCAGCTGGTGCCAATGGTGCACACTATATACCTGCAGCACAAAATGTATTTATGGCAAAGGGTATCTGTTGCCAGCACTGCTATTTCTATCAGCCTGATTATCAGTGTGCCATTGTTGACGCGATCATTGATCCAATGGCCGTGTGTAAGTTTTGGGTAATTCCACAATCAGAGATTATGGAAGATATGCCAGAATCAGAAGTAATTGCAGTGGTGGAAGTGGTAGAGCCAATGGAAGTAGACGCTTCGGAGTATGCAGAACCAATGGCAGTGCGCGCGATCGCCGATGCAGTAAATTTGCAATTAGGCGATGATTCTGCATATGCAATCGAAACACCTGATGATATTGCTGGCGCGTATGAAATGCGTATTAGGGATCAAGATGGCCCTGAAGGTTTTGACGAATTTAAAGCAGAACTTATTGCCATTGCCAAACGCAAAGGACTAGATTTTGTGGCTGCACTGCCAAAAGAATGGCGTGATGAAATGGCCAAATCAGTGCGAGATTTTGCACGTAAGCTGATTGGAATGAATCAATGAAGTATGCAGTCAAACAAATATCAGATTACGTGGTGCGCGGCCGTGGCGTGGTGTTTGGTGGCAAGGATTTGACGGGTGATAGGTTTACTGCCAAAACAGATTTTGGTGATACACGGTCATTCGTTGGCATGCCTGTATATTACGATCACGGCCTAAGTGATTTGCAGTCACAAATTGGTACTGTGAAGATGTGGCAGCCTGATGATGAAGGCATCGATGTTGATATTGAAATCGACAAACGCCACAAATATGCACAGCAAGTGATGGCACTCGTAAAACGTGGTGTGCTAGGATTATCTACAGGTGCACTATCACATTTGGTGGTCCGTGATGGTGGCGAATTGAAACGCTGGATTGTTGGGGAGATAAGTTTAACCCCTACACCAGCAGAACCACGAACCATGGCTATTTCTGATACGAAGGCAGTGCCACAGGCTGGCAACAGCGGCCCTGCAAGTAACAGTAGCAATATACACGTTATTACAACAAAGGAATTACCAACCATGTCAGATCAATTAATCAAAGAGGCAGTAAAAGCCGCCATCGAAGAAATGGCAGGCGAACCTGTACGCGGTGGCGTTATCGCAGGCAATGCACCTGCTGCCAAGAAGCTTACCACCATGGGTAACAGCAATGACCAAATGCAGGCCCTCAAACACTGGATGCGTACTGGCGATGAAATTGCAGCGAAGGCCGTATTAGTCGAAGGCACCAATGCAAACGGTGGTTTCTTGGTACCTGAAGCCTATGCACAGCAAATCATTGACAAACGCGACGAAACTTGGATTGGTGCCAAGCTGCCAATGCAACGCTACACCACCACGAGTGATATTTTTAACATCGCTGCACAAAATGAGAAATCAGATTTTGCATTCGTGGCTGAATCTGGTTCGTACAATCAAGATGAACCCACATTTTCAGGTGTGGCCATCACCTTGTACACGGCATCATTGGGTATGTTGATTTCAAATCAATTGTTGCGTGATCAAGCCATGGATCTTGATGGATTTGTTGCACGCGAAGTAGGCCGCGCGTATGCACGTCACTTGAATAACTTTATGTTGGTTGGCACGGGATCAAGCCAACCCTATGGCATTGTTCCACGTGCCACGGTAAACACTGAAACGTTGGCCAGCACCACGGGTGTTGATGCAGCGGATATTATCAACATGGTGCACAAATTGCCAGCCTGGTATGCAGATGATAGTGCCAGTGTTGGTTGGGTAATGCGTAACACCACGCTTGGAGCTATTCGTGCACTCACTGGTAACTTCTTTAGCTTCCAGGCCACGCCACAAGGCGGCATTGATAATCTGTATGGCAAACCTGTTGCTGTTTCGGATAAGATTGCAGCCATGGCCGCCAGTGCCAAATCCATTTTGTTTGGTAACTTCAATTACTATGCATATGTGGAAAATCTCAATTTGGAAATCAGTCGCAATCCATACCTGTACCAGGCGAATTACCAAACTGCCATTTTCTGTACTGCACGTTGGGGTGGCGATGTTACCCAAGCTGATGCATTCGTGTTGGGTAGCAATCCTGCTTCATAGGAGTAAACCCGCATGCGTGTAAAGCTTCATAACAGCCTTGCACGAACGGTGAATGATCGCATGGTAGTACACACTGGTGGTGATGTTATCGACGTCACCACCAGTGAAGGCACCAGGCTGATTGCCACTAATCGTGCCACGTTAGTACCAGACGAAGTGCCAGCCATCGATGTACCACAAGAGCAGGCACCACGACGGGTGAAACGTCTGCCAAAGGAATAAACCACTATGGCATATATAACTGCAGCAGACTTACGATCATACATTGGGGCCACCAGCAGCAGTGATGATACCCAACTAGGATATGCTGCCACGCGTGCACAATCAATGATCGAAACATACACCAATCGTATTTTTGAATGCCCTGCAGATACCACACGGTATTACAATGCACTTGATTTTCGGTATGGTGGCAACATTGATGCATTTAATAACACACTGCAATTGGATTTTGATTTGTGCCAGCTAACGAGTATTTTGAATGGCAATGGTCAAGCGATACCAACAAACGTGGTAGTACTATTGCCAGCAAATTACACGCCAGCATACGCAATCAAGATACAAATGAACACCAGCTACATATGGACGTATACAGGCACACCTGATATTGCCATAAGCGTTACAGGAAGGTTTGCCTACTCGATCACGCCACCATCTGATATTGTGGCAGCGTGTTTACGTCTAGGCAGTTTCATTTATCGTGCACGCGAAGGCACACCTGATAGTGATCGCGCTATTCTCTCATCAGATGGCGTAATCCTGCAGGCACCACGCATACCCACAGACGTACAGCAGACGCTGGAACCCTACAGGAAGCGTAGCTAATGGCTAGTAATATTGCAGCAATCATCACTGCTATTGCAGCACTCAATGTACAGCTATCAGGTACCACAGTGCTGGTGCGATCAGGTACCACACTAAAAGACAGTGAAGAGATTGGCGATTTGCCAACGCGAATTATTTCACCTGTTGGCATGACTTCACAACGCACAAGGGTGCAAACATTAGGTGGTGCTGGCCACGTAATGAACACCGAATGGACCATTACAGACACATGTCTATTGCGTGCAGTAGGCATGGGTTTGGGGTTAATGGATATTGCAGACGTGTACCAGGCATACATGGCTGCATACATAGAACAGGCACGCCAGCTATCAGGCCAAACGTACACACTTACATTACTCACGCAACGGGCACAGGTAATTGAGTTTGTTACAGGATCAGGCCGAAACTATCACGGAGTAATTTGTACACTCACATTTGTTGAGATTGTGCAGTAAAGGAGTATTACAGCCATGCCGCAAACTACAGGTGCAGTATCAGGGGCCGCTGCAACGGTTTCAATTTATGTTTCAGCAGCATATGTTGATATTTCAGGATCATCACAAAGCATTGAAGCGGTAACAGCATCAGTGGTAACAGGTGATGCATACACATTTGATGGCAATTTTGGAATCATCACGGTTGGCAAATATGAACCTGTAGAGGTGACAGTAAATATTCTGTACACTGAAACTGCAGCAGAGGCATTCCAATCAGTGCGTGCATTGTTTGAAGCGCGTACTGCAACACAGCTGAAGTGGCTGCCATTGGGTGCAGCTAGTGGTGCGGATCAATACGAAACACGAACCGTTGGTTACATCACAGCAATGGATTATCCACCTATTGATGCATCAAGTGCTGGGCCAGTAATGGTTTCATTCACAGTGCGCGCACCAGGAATCACGTACACTGCCAACAGCTAAGAGCAGGCACAATGCGTGGCTGGCAATGCTGGCCACGCAAACAATTGAAAGAACAACAAACATATGTACAGCATCGATGCAACGAAGTTAACTATTCGCGACGTGGCAAACCTTGTGAAGGCTGGCCAAGGCAATGATTTAGATGCACTGCTACCAATCATGAATAAATGTGTGATGGTAGATGACGGCCGCAAGGCTGAAGATTTGCCTGCCAGTCATTTGGCGCAAATCATCAGTGCCATTGTTAATCGTGTGTCAGGTGAAACAAACCCAAAATAGCAATGGCATTGCGTGCACACCTTTGGACCAAAGCACCAATGCCTATTGAATACTTAGAGCTGGTATTGTGTCGTGATATATACCACTGCACACCAGCAAACCTGCCAGACTGGCAAACCATCTCCGAACACTTGGCACTCATGGCCATTGAATCTGAAGTGAATGAACACAAGGCAAAGAAAAAATGA